CCAGCCCTCAAACGTCGTGTCGGCTGCTACCTGCCCATCCATGCCTGCCCGCGTGGATGCTGGCACTTCGTCGATGTCAAACCCTAGCTCGCGGAACGACTTGAGCACCGGGACCGACGTGCTTCGACATCCCCAGTGCAGATTTCCAGGACCGCCGCCCCATGGGATATCATGCTCAATCGGCTTGTGCGTATCAACTGTGTATGTCAGCCCGTCGCGAACAGCGCATAGCACTGTAGTTCGCAAATCAATTGTTGATACCCACTGCAACGATTTGATGATGTCTTCGTTGCCCTCGTAAAGCGATTGCCGCGACTTCTGCGACACGGCCTGCGTTGCCGACCTCACAAGGCTTTCGGCATTGCGCCGGGAAATCTCCATGAACCCCTGAACGGGTGATCCGTTTTGCGTCCCACCGCGAATAGCGCGGATTAATGAGGCGTTTGTCTGCCCCTCGGCAATGCCCAGCCGCATAGCGTCCGTAAACCGTTGTAGCGTGTCGCCAGCCTGCCGGGAGAGCCAGTCCGATACCGGCGCACCCTCGATCAGTACGCCGTCAACAATCGCCGCAAGCTGCCCGCGCGTGATTGACGTTGTGATAAAGTCAACTCCCAGCGCCTTGTTTATTGACGATGCCGCAAACGTGTTTTCAACGTCTGCCAGTTCACGCAGTTCACCGATCAGTCGGGTGCTTTCGCCGCGGTAAGCTGCGCGAATAGTTTCCTTGACCTGGCTCAACAGCTTTTCCAGCCGCGCCGCCTGCCGAGATGGGGCCGCAATGCCCGTTGGGTCAATCTTGGCCAGCTGCGCCACGATGTCGCCCTCAAGTTCTTTGAGAAACCGCGCCGCATCCCGCAGCTGGCCAGCCGTCAGCCGTTGCAGGTCCAGCGCGCGGCCCGTGATAGCGTCAAGGATTTCATCGTTTACGCTGGCCATTGGGTCACTTCTTTGGCTTGGGTTTACGCTTTGTCGGTGTCTTTGTGCCGTATGCCATTTATGCCTCCAATCCAAGTGGGTTGCCTACAATCATCGGCGACGCCGACGCAATGCGGTCAGCCTCGTCTTGCGGGTTCAGGTCGCTGGCAACCATGCCGCGTCGTGCAAGCTCGCGCAGGAACGTTTCGCGGCTCATGTTGCCAGACTGCACAGCCTGCAACAGAACCGCCATCTCTTGCGCAGACATCATGCCGGCTGCGAATTCCTTGTTGACTGTCACGGTCGGCGTTACGTCATCGCGGCCAGCGTATTGCAGCATATAGATCATCGCCTGTTCTAGCGCGTCTTGCAGGGAATCAGCCGTCATAGACAGCTGCGACGTTTCTTTTTCGGCATCAAGCGCGGCCCCGGTGGCGCTTTCAGACGACACGCGGGCAACAGTCAGTTGCAGGCCCAGCGTTTCCATCTGAAATTCAAGGTCTTTAAGATCTTGCCGTCCGGCGTCGATCGCTTTGCCGCTATGCTCAACCCACTTGAGGTCAGCCGCCGGGTCGTTGGCCGTGGTCATCTGGCCAACGCTAATTGTGATCGGCTCGTCGTCTTGGCGGCCCGAACCGAACAGGATCGGCACCCGCGCGAAGTGCAGCACGTTGCGCTGGTCAGATTGAGACTGCCAATGCGCGATGTTGCAATCGGCCAAGTCGTCGAGCATAGGTTCGCCCGTGAAGAACCCGGTGCGGTTGGCATAAAACGGCACGAGCGTAATGTCATCCATGTCGCTGATAGTCGGCTCTGCGAAAAGCACATATTCGCCATGGCCGCCTTCGCGCTTGCGATAAAGCCGGGTCATAACGCCGCCAGCTTCCATCCGGTCCAGCACGCGAACCTGGTCTATTTCGACGCTTTTGAATTCGTCCTTGGGATCTTGCTCAGTGACGGACTCCATCAGCCGCAACTGCGCCAGCACTGTGACGTTGCTGACAAGCTCTGTGCGCCAGCCCAGCACGTCCTCAACGCGAATGTGCGACAGGTACGGGCGCAGGCCCATAGACGCCACAGCGGCCCGCGTTACCTGCTCAGGCCGCGCCGGTGCGTCAACTAGGATATAAGCAATGCCAGCAGACAAGCCGTCCTGAAACACGTCGCGCGCAAACGTGGATAAATCCCGTCCGGCAAGGTCAATATTCTTGGCCCATTCTGCAATGTCGTCTGGGGTTTCCTCGGCAAGCTCAACCGGCCTGCGAAAGACCCGGCCAGTCATGTCGCGGATTGCTTTTTTATAGCCGTTAAACAGCCACGACATAGCCAAGCGCTCGTCGTATGTCTCTTGCGATTCAGCCGTGAACTTTGGCAGGTAAGTTGTGCTTTTGCGGCGCATGCCCTGCGTGCCGCCCATCAAAGCGCGACCACGGGCGGAAGCTTCCACCATCTGTGCGACAGCTTTTGATCTTGCGGCGACTGCGGTCATAAACGTAAACTCCGAGATTCAAATGTGGGCTTCACGACGGGCATTTCATACGCTAGCGGATATCCTGCTGCGTCATTCTGGTGGTCAAGGCCCGTCTTTTTGTCAGGCTCGCCGTTAGCGTCGTATGCCTGCTGCTCAAGGCAACGGGCAGTCTCTGGGCACGTATCGGGATTGACAAACACGCGCTTGTTTTGAAACGCCATGTTGACGGCTAGGATCCGGTCCTTAACGCGGGGGTTCGACGGCTTGGCGCGGATTGTAAAACCTGCGCCGCGTAACAACCCGATGTCAGAGATTGATGCGCCCTTGCTGCTGGCGTTAGCGCCGCTGGCGTCGGGATATATCGTAACGTGGTGCCCTGCCCAGCGGTCCTTGATCGTGTCAATCATCGCCGGGGTGTCTCGCCCGCCCTTGATTTCGTCCACGCAGTGCCAATCGTTTTCGCGCAGGACGTAAGCGCACGCGGCCATGTTGCCGACGTTAAAATCCATACCCAGCTTGATCGGTTCGCCAGGTTGCAGCGTCTCGCGGCTGCGGTTTACTTCGCGGTCGTATGACGTGTAAACGCTGCCCGATGTTAAGTTGACAAATTCGCCATCCAAGTATGCGCTAATTAGTTCGTCTGGGTAGGTGTCCAAAAGCGATTGGATAAAATCAGGCGGCAAGTGCTTGTTGTCTTGGGTTCTAGCCCTTAGCAAACGCCTGCCTTCGCCTGCGTCTTTTACAAAAATTCGGTGCATCGCTTTAAAGCCTTCCGGCGTTGATACGATGACCATTTGCCGAACATTGCCAGCCCGCAAGCGGCCCATTAGCTTTTCGAATGCTGAATATGCAAGGGCTGCCTTGGCCGTGTCAAATTCGTCCAAGATCACCCACGCGGCGTTTACGCCGATTAAGCGGTCGTAACGCTCCATGCTCTTGCAGATGATGCGTGTCTGCTTGCCGGAAACGGTGCAGTAGAAAATAACCTCTGACTTATTGAAGTGAAACGGGATACCAAATTCTTCGAGCGCGGCTTCAACTTCCGGAATCAGGATTTGCGTCAATAACGGAAAGTTGGGCTCAGTTATAATCCCGTCAGACCCAGGGTTCAATAACGCCAAGGTGCACGCCTTGCGGGCAACTGCGTATGTCTTTCCGCCTCCGTAGCCGCTCACAAGCCCAAGGATGCGCGTTGTGGTGTCCTCGATCAGGTCAAACTGGTGTGGCAGCAGGGCTATTGTTCTGGTGCTTGCAGTTGTCAAAATGCCACCGTTTCATGTTTGAGACACTACCTAATTTTCCGCAATTAGGGCATTGCGCTTGGCGCTTTGCTTTTTCCGATATCTTTGCTTTTGTCTCATCCGATTGAGACTTGCCAAACATGGGGTTCTTGTCACCTGCTATCTTAGCGCCGTTGCCAAAGTTAGGGTTTTTGCGTCCGCGCGTGTCGTACGCGCCGGCCATCCCAGAAACCCTTTTACGGTATTTTGTGTTCAGCGCCTTTAATTCCTTGCTAGGGTCAACAAGGTCGCGGTCAATTTGGTTTCGCAGCGTCAGGTCAACAGCAACGGCGCGCGGCCTGTAAGTCTGCACAAAGGATATCACGGCCCCGACTTCGCTGTTCTTCTTGCCGTACCTTGGGTTGTTTTCCCCAGAAACGGACGGCCTTGAGCCTCGCATCATTGCAAGCGCCTCTTGCGAGTGCTTCTTGCCCTTAAATGGGTTGTTTTGAGTATAATACTCAGACCGCCACGCCGCGTCTTTTCTAGCGATCAAGTCATACGTTCTTGACGTAACCTTAACGCCACAAGCTGATTTCGTATTCCCGCGCGACATATACGCCAATGCCGCCCACATCTTACCGCCGTGGATTCTTGCCAGCAACCTGTGGGCTACAAAGTGCGCCTTTGGTGTGAGCCTGACAATATTGGTCGGCTCGTTACCGCCGCCAAGGCTTCTTGGCACAATGTGGTGCATTTCAGTGCGTTCAGTCAAAGACCTCGCCGTGAAGGCGTCCACAAGTTTTTTATAAGCTAAGTGATTGTCCATATCGTCAACATACGATTAATCGCGCTTGATCACAACTGTTATGTGTCCAGCGTCCGGTGCGGTGTCTCCGTTAAACATGCCAAGGTGCTTGCCGAGTAGCTCAGCGCCCTTGTAAAATCCCATCACATTGTCAGTCGATCGCGAAAGGCCAATTGCTTCCTTGATAATACCCAAGACATAATCTTGCGTTATCTCAGTGCGTGCCGATCTTTCCGACTGCGCAGAGGCTATTGCTTCGGCTATGTAGGGTTTTGATAGGTTTTCGCACCCAACGAATCTTGCGGTCTTTGCGCTGTATCCAGCACGAATTGCGGCCTGTGTCGCGTTCAGGTCAACTAGGTATTCTTCAACAAACCTTGCTTGCTTTGGCGTCATGGCCATCAGGCGTCCCGCCTTTGCTATCGTTAAGGCATCCCGCCTGTTGGTTGGCAGTAAGCCCCCGGTGTTGAGCATCGTCGAGAGGCCTGGGGGGTGTTATTTGGTTGCGCAGACAGGATTTGCAC